TTCTCGTTGTAATACACCAACCGATAAAGCCTTTCCTTCTTATGGGGGACGTGGTATTTCAGTATGCACAGAATGGCTTGATTTCGCAGTTTTCCGAAAATGGGCATTTGAGAATGGGTATGACGAGAACGCATCGAAATGGGAAAAGACCTTGGACAGAATTGATAACGATAAGGGGTATTGCCCCGATAACTGTCGATGGGTCGATATGAGAGAACAGAATCGCAATAAGCGCAATAATCGATTCGTTGAGATCAACGGAAAGAAATGTACGATAGCTGAGGGTGCTGAGATTTTGGGGATGAAGTACCAAACGCTCTATGCTCACGCTACGCGATAAGGAGAGTACATGGAAAAGGTATTGGAAGCGATTTACAGTAAGGTGCAGACTTCTACTGATTATCAGGCTTATGTAGATTTGCATGATGGGTGCGGTATAGCCATGAAACGTGATGTGAAGTTGGCAACAAAGTACCTCGTCCTTCTTTCGGACAGAATTGAACAGGTTATACCGAAACTAAATGATATTGATGCGATGAGAAAGATGTTCGCATTGCATAAGAAAGTTCTTCTGATGGGTGCTCCGCACAATTTCCATCTCTATCTCCTCTATCTCGAATTTGCGCGAGAGCCGAGTAAGAAATTCTATGTTCCTCGAAGGAGGATTTTGAAAACGGTCGTTGATGAACTCCAAGCACTTGCAGACGATGAGCTTGATTTGTTGGCAATCAGCTTACCGCCGGGTTGTGGGAAAACGACCCTTGCGATCTTCTATTTAACATGGATGGCCGGGAGAATACCCGACAAGCCCATGTTGACAGGTAGCCATAGCAATTCCTTCGTTCGTGGCGTATATGACGAATGTCTGCGCATCTTCGATAAGAATGGCGAATACCTGTGGCATGACGTTTTCCCGTATGTGGATGTATGTAGTACGAATGCGAAGGATTGCCGCATTGATCTGGGAGACCCCAAACGATTCGAGACCCTTGAATTTACCTCCATCGGTACGGGTAATGCGGGTCTGTACCGTGCGGCTACCCTGCTTTACTGCGATGACCTTGTGAGTGGTATCGAGGTTGCTCTGAGTAAGGAACGCTTGGACAAGCTGTGGCAGACCTACACCACCGACCTTCGTCAGCGTAAGATCGGTGATAAGTGTAAGGAGCTTCACATCGCTACCCGTTGGAGCGTCCATGACGTTATCGGACGGCTCGAAAGCGAGTATAGCAATAATCCGAGGGCGAAGTTCATTGTTATTCCCGCTTTGGATGCGAATGATGAGAGCAATTTCGATTACGCTTATGGTGTGGGTTTCTCCACCAAGGTCTACCATGAACAGCGTGACATTATGGATGATGCCAGCTGGCGAGCCTTGTATATGAACGAACCCATTGAGCGCGAGGGTCTTGTATATGACGAGGATGAGCTTCGCAGATACTTCGATCTGCCGAGCACCGCTCCTGATGGCATTTTGGCTGTCTGCGATACCAAGGATAAGGGTACGGACTTCGCTGTGCTTCCCGTTGGCTACTGCTATGGTAATGACTACTATATCGAAGATGTGATCTGTGACAACGGTTTGCCTGATACGGTGGACGCTCGTCTCATCGGGATTCTGCTGAAAAACAAGGTGCATCAATGTCGTTTTGAGAGCAACAGCGCAGGTGGTCGTGTTGCCGAGAAGGTTCAGAAGGAAGTCAAGAAGCAGGGTGGTATCACCCACATCACCACCAAGTTCACCACCGCCAATAAGGAGACCAAGATCATCGTCAACAGCGCATGGGTGAAGGAACATTGCCTGTTCAGGGACAAGAGCCTGTATAAGAGATCGAGTGATTACGGCAGGTTCATGGATATGCTTTGCACCTACACCATGGCGGGTAAGAATAAGCACGATGACGTACCTGATGCCATGGCGATGTTCGCCGAGTTCATTCAGGGGCTTGCGGGTGCTGAGGTACGAATCATTCAGAGACCGTATTGAGGAGGTTGCTATGAAGATCAGAGTGGCAGGTATTACGCAGGATTCTATTGTGGACGGTAAGGGGCTTCGGTTTGTGGTCTTCACGCAGGGTTGCCCACACCGTTGTAAAGGGTGTCATAACCCCGAAACTCATACGCTCTATGGTGGAAAGATGATGGAGGTTGAGGAGGTCATTGCTCAGATGGATGCAAACCCGCTTTGCGATGGCCTGACCCTTTCGGGCGGCGAACCGTTCTTTCAGCAATTTGCTTGTGCGGAAATAGCCAAAGCCGCAAAAGCGAGAGGTATGAACGTATGGTGTTATACAGGGTATACTCTGCAACAGTTGGAAAAGCACGTTCCGAAAGCTGATGTATTACTACGAGAAGTGGATGTGCTTGTGGATGGTCGGTATGTTCAAGAACTGCGGTCGCTCGAACTTGATTATCGAGGGAGTACGAATCAGCGTGTGATTGATATGAACGCTTACCGTGAGACAGGAGAAATCACGCTTCTTTACAAATAAAATCCAATAATCAGAAGAATTTTTATTGACAAACTCTGGAATATAGAGTATAATTAAATAGTAGAAATCCGCAATATGGATTCAAGGCGCATGAATGCGAGAGGACACGTCCTCGAACATCATGCGCTTTTTATTTTCGAGAAGGGAGGGAGTTCAGATGAGTGAGAACGTAGGGGTTCAGATCGAGAATCCGCTTTTTGGCAGGACGGAGATCATCACCCCCGTTGAAGAAATCACACGCAATAATGTGTGCGATGTGCTGGGTAAGGCGTTGCTCGTTCATCAGACCAACTCCTTTCAGATTGACTACCTCTATCGCTACATGAAGGGCGATCAGCCGATTCTCACCCGCACGAAAAAGGTGCGGCCTGAGATTTGCAACAAGATCGTTGAAAACCATGCCGCTGAGATTACGCAGTTCACGAGCGGATATTTTCTCGGTGAACCGCTGACCTATGTGCGGCGCGGTGAGCGTGGACAGTCTTCCAACGAGATTACCACGCTGAATGACTTCATGTTCTTCGAGAACAAGGCGAGCCGTGACAAGGAAATCGCTACATGGATGGCGATTGGCGGTGTTGGCTACCGCATGGTTCTCCCCCGTAAGAACGCGACCGAGGATGACGCTCCTTTCATGCTTGATACCCCTGACCCGCGCTACACCTTCGTGGTGTACAACGCAGGTTTCGGTAAGCGCAGGATGATGGGTGTTCGTGAGGTCTACAAAGAACAGGCCGATAAGAGCCTGAAAGCTACCTATTGCGGCTACACTCGTGACCATTACTTCGAGATCGAAGATGGTGTGCTGAAAAAGTGGGAAGCGCACAGTTTGGGCGATATTCCGATTTTCGAGTATCGGCTGAACATGGCAAGGATGGGTTCTTTTGAACCCGCCGTTCCGCTGTTGGATGCGATCAACACCATCATGAGCAACCGAGTGGATGGTATTGAGCAGTTCATTCAGAGCTTCTTGAAGTTCCGTAACTGCGAGATACAGGAAGACAGTATTCAGAAGTTGCGTGAGCTTGGAGCACTTGTCATCAAGTCCACACAGGGCGTAGATGCCGATGTGGATATTGTGTCACAGGAGCTTAATCAGGCACAGACGCAGACCCTTGTGGATTACATCTACGAGCAGGTACTTGTGATTTGCGGTATGCCGACCACGACCAAGGGTGGTGCATCCACCTCTGACACGGGTGCGGCAGTATTCCTGAGAGACGGTTGGAGTCAATGTGAAGCACGAGCCAAGGACACCGAACTTCTTTTCGAGGAGTCTGAACGGAGTTTCCTGCGGCTTGCCCTGAGCATCATTCGTACCGTTGTGAAGGAGTTCAACCTGAGTCTGCGTGAAGTGGACTACAAGTTCACTCGCAGACAGCATGATAACCTGTTGACCAAGACGCAGAGCTTGATGCAGATGCTTGAAGCTGGTCTTGCCCCCGAAGTGGCTATTGCCACGAGTGGTCTGTTCAATGACCCGATGGATGTGACCGAGCAGAGCAAGTCCTTCCTGCGGAAGTGGGATTACAAAGAACCTGTCCCGGCGGGTTCTGTACCCCCTTCCAAGGGAGAACCGCCTAAGAAAGA